TTCTGAAAATGCTGAGTTCATCGAGAAGAGGAAAGAGAAGGCGCAAAACATTGAGGTAATAGTTAATACTCCGGTTGATGAAGAGGATAAGGCCGCTATAATTGAACGATCAAAAGCAATTGATAGATTAAGAAAACTCAACTCTGATAAAAAACAAGTTGAGATTGATAAAATTATTGAAGAATCAGAATTGGTCAGGCTAAAAAAACAGAAGATTCAGGGAGTTCTTATACCTACGGATTTGATAAAGATTCTTTTCGCGCAGCACAATCGCAGCATCACCATCGCCTTTCAGCAAGCGGGAGAAGAAATAATCCTTGAGATCAGTAAAAAAAAAAGGCTTTGACGAGAGAGGAGCAGTTGAAGTTCATCAAGAGGTTAATGGATAAGACGAACGAAGCGATAATTTCAGCGACAGAGTTAAGCCGGAAGGAGATGAAGAAAATAATTCAGGAAAATTCAAATAAACCAGGGTCAGGATCATGGGAAAGGAAATAGAAGCACTGATTGGTTTAGTTCTCGAAGCTGAGTTTTCACGTAGAACATTTTTGGTAGACGCCATCGGAAAAAATTACCATGAGATTACCGATCAAGATATTGCTCTTTTAAGAGAACGCCCTTTGATATTTTACAGAAACCTTGAAAAAAGAGTGAACGATTTAAAGTCACAACTTAAAAAATATGGGAAAGAAAATAGCCGATAAACTCAAATCAGCACTTGGTGTTGCAGAGACATTCGAGACAAACGGAGAAACGCTGAAACAAATTTGCTGGGATGCAGTGAATGTAAAGTGCATAGCCATCGAAGTGAAGGATGGGGTATTGATCAGGCACTACCCGCCACAGTTGCAAGCGAAAGATTTTGAGAATCCGAATATCAAGATTACTCCGTTCAAATGATTTTCAGTAGAGAATGGGCGATGCCTTCGCCTTGGACATTTACCATTGATCCAATTGCAAGATTAATTCATAGATATATTGGAGACGGTAAAGGGTGGATTGATCCTTTCGCTGGGAAGAATAGTCCGGCAGAGATTACAAATGACCTTAATCCTGAACGACCAACCAAATTTCACCTCCATGCAAAAGAATTCGCACAACAACTTCAAGGGAAATATAAAGGCGTTTTGTTCGACCCTCCTTATTCAATCGGGCAGACAAAAGAATGTTACGATGGAATAGGGTATGGAATGAGTCAAGAAGATACCCAATCATTCCCAAATAATTGTAAGGACATAATTGCTCATAAAATAGAAGCAAACGGTATTGCAATTTGTTGTGGATGGAATTCTGGAGGATTCGGTAAGAATCTTGGATTTGAAATGATTGAGGTTTTGCTTGTCGCTCACGGAGGACATCATTCAGATACCATTGTTACAGTCGAAAGAAAATTTATTGATTCAATATTTTGATTTACCAAGATCAGATAAACGACATCCTTGATTCATCAATCAGTCTTTTATCAGACATCGAACCTTCTGATTGGGCTGAGAAGAACAGGATCATGACTACGGATGTGAGTCCGTTCCCAGGAAAGTTTTCTTACGACCGAAGTCCTTACATGAGGGAGATAGTAGATTGCTTCTCCCGATTCCATCCAGCAAGAATCATTGCATTGAAAAAAGGCGCACAGATCGGAGCCACTTCCAGCTTGATAGAGAACGCTATCGGGTGGATCATGGCACAAAATCCAGGTAACATTCTATTTCTCACAGGCCACAGTGATCTTGCAGATGAAGCCGTGATAAGAATTGATCAAATGATCGACAGTTGTGGGCTTAGAAAACTCATACGGCCTAACGTAATCAAAGTAAAAAACTCTCGCACTGGAGACACGAACAAAACAAAAGAGTTTCCAGGAGGCAATCTAATAGCTGGATCAGCATCAAATCACAAGTTATTAAGGCAGCGATCGGTAAAATTTGGCTTCATAGATGACTTTGATGCAGCAAAGGGGAGTTCTAAGGAGTCAGGTAATACGCGAGAATTGATTGAGCAACGATTTGCGGCCTATTGGGATAAGATGAAACTGCTTTACAGTTCGACTCCTGAGTTAAAAAGCAATTCCAACATCGAAGCCGTTTATTTGCTGGGAGACAGGAGAAAATATTTTGTTCCTTGTCCATGCTGCGGGGAGTACATCGAACTTTGTTGGGAGGTTGACCTTCGAAGCAAGGGAAGAAAAGAAAAAGCTGGGATTACGTGGAAAGTTGATGCAGAAGGAGAATTAATCGTTGATTCAGTCGGATATATTTGTCAAGAGTGCGGAGAATTCTTCGATGACAGCCAAAAAAACGAGATGATACAGGCCGGAGAGTGGCGACCGACAGCAAAAGCGAGTCAGGAAGGCTATTATTCATACCATATTTCATCTTTATATGCCCCTCTGGGCATGAAAAATTGGGAAGCATACGTTCGCCAATACATGAAAGCGAACCCTGCCGGAGCCAAGCAGGACGAAAAATTGATGCAAACTTTTATGAATTTGTGTCTTGGAGAGCCGTTTGAGCAGGAAGGAAAGTCACTTTCAGCTAATTCTATCCAAAGAAACACAAGAAATTATCCGGTTGGAGTGATTCCAGAGTCACTTTCAATCAAAGATGGCAATGGAAAAATAGTTTTGCTCACTTGCGCTTGTGACTTGAACGGAAATGAGCATGACGCGAGATTGGATTTCGAAGTTGTGGCTTGGTCAGAGAGCGGAAGCAGCTATTCGATAAAACACGGAAGCATTGGAACATTTATTCCGATGGAAAATTCAAAAAGAGTAAAAGTTGATCGGGAAAGATTCAGTTACGACAGAACGCGACAGCAAAATGTATGGAAGCATCTTGAAACAGAACTTTCAACTATTTATACGACTGATACAGGCCGGAGAATGCAAATTTTTATCACTGGGATTGACTGCGGGTTCCATTCTGTATATGCTTATGCGTTTTTAGATAAGACAAATCACACTTGTTTTGGATTAAAAGGAAAGGATGTAGAGAAATATTTTAAGTTCGGAAAGGATATCCCATCATTTCACATTGCAAAAGAGAGACAGAATTTATATTTAGTGGAGGTAAATAGGATCAAAGATCAGCTTTCGGAAGTTATGCAATTGAAATGGGAGGTTGGAGATGGAGATCAGCCAGCAGGATTTATGAATTTCCCGAATCCAAGTGACGGATTATATGGATTCAAAAATTATTTTGAACATTATGAAGCCGAAGTGAGACGAGAGGATGCAGAAAAAGGACAAATGATTTGGACAAAGAAAAATTCGGCAGCACAAAACCACGCATGGGATTTGAAGGTCTATAATTTTGCATTAAAAGATATTTTGGTTGGAATTGTTAAAAAAGACCTTCCAAAAGACAAAAAACCGCTTGATTTCGGATGGAAGAACGTGGTTGAAATAATTCTTGGAAAATAATTTGTTTAATAAAGACTATTCGCGTACAATTGTCCTATGAAAAATGAAATAGATGTATGTGTTTTTTGTGGGTATCCTGATCAGGATAAAAAACAGATCATTTACGCGAACTATATAAAATATCACAAGACAAACTTTCAAGGGGACAATATCATCCAAGATTATACTCAACAGAAATGGACAGACTTCAAAGAGGAAGTTCATCGGTTTGCAGTAATATGAAAAAATGCAGATCAAGAAGAAAATGACACGTATCGGAATTTTAATTCCCACAAGAGGAGACAGGCCAGCATTCATGCAGAATTGTTTACGCATGATTGAGAATCAAACCTTGCAGCCGACAGAAATCGAAGTTATAGATGATGCTCCAAATAATGACGAAGTAGATATTTCTTGGAGGTATCGGATCGGGTACGAAAGACTATCGAAAAAAAATATTGATCTCATTGCATTTATGGAGGATGACGATTGGTATCATCCTGCCTATCTCGAAGTAATGGCTATGCAATGGGAGCAAAACGGACGGCCTTTATTGCTGGGGCACACCTACACGATCTACTACCACTTAAAACTCAAGAGATATTTCTTTTTCAATCACTCCACGCGAAGCAGTGCGATGAACACTTGCATGCGTCCAAACATTCCGAACATTCCCTGGCCAGTTGATATTGATCCATACACTGACATCCATCTTTGGACGAAAGTAGGAGAGAATGCCAGTGATAGAGTTGTGTTTAAACCACATCAACATATTTGCATAGGGATGAAACACGCCCAAGGGAAAACAGGAGGATTTTTTCACGACAAAGAAATGGATCGTTGGAATCTGCCAGATACTTTTGCTGACAACGGCTTTTTAGAAAGTGTAATCGCTCCAGTTGACCCAATAGGATATGATTTCTACAAAAATTTAGTTTTATAATGGAAGAAGAAATAATCAAAGACTTGAAAGAAATTGCTCACTACTTTGGTGGATGGGATGAACTCAGAAAGCAAATTGACAGACTTGAAGCGGATGAAAACGAAGAGGCTGGCATGAGAGCATTGACAGAGCCGGAAGCATGGGAAGGTGGATTTGCAGAAAACCATTAACGATATGATGACATTCAAGCCAAACACAGTTTACAAAGCAAAGAATTGGGGAGGATTAATGGTAGAAATAATTGCCATTGATGGAGAAGTTTGCTATCACATTGTAAAAGGCAAGGTAGTTCAGGATCGCGTTCGAGACTTTAAAAATTTCAGACAGGTACGCCCGATCACCGACAAGGAGAAGAAATTTCTTAACGCTTTTGGGAAATGATTTTAGAGTGCAACCGTTTATGGCAATATCAGCAGACCGAAACAGGTTTGATACTTCCATACTACACCTTGCCTTGTCTCGAATGGCTGGTTAAACAGGATATAAGTGAATGGAATGTTTTTGAATTTGGTGCTGGGTATTCAAGTATTTGGTGGAGGGCTCATTGCAATACTTTGACAAGCATTGATCATTCAAAAACATGGGCAAAGGGAATGATGGCAGAATGGATTACTGATAAAACAGAATTTATTGAATACATAGCCAAGCATTCTAAACTTGAAGAATATAATTGCATTATTGTTGATTCTGAATACTGGAGAGAAGAGTGTAGTGCTTTTTGTATTCCTTATTTGAAAAGTGGAGGATATTTAATCATCGACAACTACGAAAGCGAGAACTACGATCCAAAAGTAAACGAACATTTATTCAAGGATTGGCCGATACAGATTTTTAAACAACCGAATCATTCAACCTGGCAGACTGCCGTACTTACTAAACCATGACAAAACAAGATTACGACAATCATAATATTTTCCCTGTTGAAATGGTTACGTTAGTTCCTTATGATTCCAATGGAAAAAGAATTTACAAAAGAGGAGATACATTCATCGCTGTTGAGAAAAAGTTTTTAGGAGGAATTGATTTTTCATTTATTGACTCTAATGGGCATCCTCATTATTTTGATACTTGTTCCTTTAAATACGAAAAATGAAATTCTTAATCAAATACGCGAGTAGATCAAGGCCTGTGCTTTTCGTTCGTTCAATTGAAAACATCACAGCCACAATTGAGACGAAAGATTATCAGATATTGGTAACTGCCGACATTGATGACAAGTCAATGAACAACGGAGACATCACCGACTTTCTCCGAGGTTTTCCGCAAGTGAAAATTGTTTATGGATTTTCTGACTCAAAGGTTCACGCGATTAATGCTGATCTGGAGCAAGCCGATCCTTGGGATATTCTTGTGAACATGAGTGACGATATGTTCTTCAAGGTTCAAGGATGGGATAAGGTGATCGAAAAGCGCAAGAATGAAGTATGCCCTGAGTCAATGGATTGCTTTTTGCATTTCAATGACGGGTACGTGGGGAATAATTTGCCAACTATGTCAATCATTGGTTCCGACTACTACAAGCGCGACAATTACATCTACTATCCAGAGTACAAAAGTTTCTCATGCGATGCGGAAGCTATGTACGTGGCTCAAGCAAGAGGCAGATGGTTTTATTTTCCAGAGATACTTTTTGAACATAAGCATCCTGCCAATAATCCAGCAGTTGTAAAGAACGATGAATTATATCGCCAAAATTCTTTGCACACGGATCACGATGTGAAACTTTATTTTAGTAGGTTGCACAGGGATTTCGATTTACCATCGCCAGAATACAGGCCGTGGGATTGGGCGAAGAAAGTATATGATGTAAATGGGAATAAGAAATGATTGTTTGTATAACGATATTAATTTGCTGCATTATGATTCATAAAAAAATCCAATCTATAAAAAGCAAAAAAATGCAAGAGCAGTATGAAAAAGAAAAATGGGAAAGAGAATTTAGGTTTTATTCTCAAGGGATGTGCCACAAAGAAACTGATATGATATGACACTACTATCTCTTCTCATCCCAACAACTCCTGATCGTTCTGAATTGCTTTTCAGATTAGTAAAAGAGATTGACAGACAACGGCTCGAATACGGAGTAATGAATGAAGTAGAGGTTTTGATAAAAGAAACAGAACCCGCAGCATCGAATCCTGCCGATTTAAGTTTGACTACCGGAGCGAAAAGGAATTGGCTCATTGAAAACTGCCAAGGAAAATATTACGCATTCATTGACAGTGATGACATGATTGCTCCGAACTACCTTGCTTTGGTGTGGCCAGGGATTATCGGGGCTTTTGATTGTTGTTCATTGATCGGTTCAATTTACTTCAACGGAAAGAAAGGAAAACCGTTTTTACATTCTATCAAGTACAAAGAATGGTGGGAGGATGATCAGTATTATTATCGCTGCGTGAACCACTTGAATGTGGTGAAAAAGGAATTAGTGAAGGATATTAAATTCCCTGAGACTAATTTTGGAGAAGATGGAAATCAATCTTACGCCATGCGCGATGCCGGAGTTTTGAAAAAGGAGTACGAAGTAAAAGAAGTTTTATACCATTATTTTGTAGGGTCACCCAAAAATGAAGTTGTATGAGAGCATTTGTGATATTTGAAAATGGTGAAGAAAGACAAACAAGAATTAAATACATGGACAATAGAATTATTAATACAGGATTTGGTATATTTTACATTAAGGGAAAGGATATTTTTTGGGGAGTAAAGCCATCAATAAAACTTAGAATTCAAGAAAAATGAAATTAATTTGTCATAGTTTATTTGATCATTCTTCGGCAGAGCCATTTGAGAAACGATCTTACCTGAGAGGGTTCTATTTCAATCTCAGGATGAATCTAATGTTGATGCCTGATTGGAGAACTCATTTGGAAGTTGATGAAGCAACGTACAATGAATATTCAGTTCTATTCAATTGGCTGAAAGAGAATGCAAATCTGAATTTGCAGGTAAATCCAAACGACACTCAGCTTTGCCGAATGATGCTTTGGAGATTAAAGCCAATCTTCCTCCAAGATGTGAGCCATGTCCTTTGCCGTGATACAGACTCACTGACCACGTACAGAGAGGCTTTGGTTACTCAGGCATGGTTGGAGTCAGGAAAGAAATGTTGTGCCCTAAACGACAATAGGGCACACTCAGGCATGATGGGTGGAATGGTTGGCTTCGACACTGCTTGGATCAAGGCTTGTATGGAAGTAAATTCATGGGATCAGCTTGTGAGCGGATGGGATTTATCTCAGAGGGGGAGCGACCAACATTTACTCAACCAAAAATTCCTTCCGAGGATCAAGGATGATTTATACTTCGCTGGCAGCTACACTTCGGGAATCAAAATTCCAGATGCTTATTCTCAGGAGCCATTGCCGCAAGTCGATCCGAAGCTATGGGAGAGTAACCTTTGCATATCTTTCATCGGAGCAGCAGGATTTAATGAGTTTGAAACAATTCGATTTTTCAAACGCTTTGATATAGAAAATTGGAAGTGGGCAGCAATCGAAAATCAGTATCCGAAACTATTTCATTGGAGAGGATGAAAAAAATAATAGTTTTATCCGTAAATGAGAATCCAATCTATCAATTCACTCTACCAT